CAGCATGGCTGTTTTGGTCATGTAAAGGCTTGTCGCTAAACATCTTAGTATCAGGATCTACTGCATAACGATAATGTCGCAATGCTTGTAGTCCTTCTGCACATTTGTTCTGATCGAAATAACAACGATTCATCAACATACGAGCAGCATTAATACCATCAGCAATAGACAGTTTAGGAGTAATCCTAACTGGTAATCCCATTGCTTCAATAATCTCTTTTGTGCTACGGCCTGTCATATTCTTATGCTCTGCATCATGTGGCAGCCAATGATCTCTATAAGTGTAGCCCTTTTCTTTTAAAAGAGTTACATAAAAATCTATTGTCTTTTGGCAGTCTTGGTAGAAATCTATGATCCTAACTTCGCCACCTGGCAATGTCTGAACGAACCAAATACTCGTCATATCCGACCAGCCAAGATCCCAAAATGTACTTACTAATATTGCCTTATCCACAGGAACATCTTTAATCCTGTTTTCTTCCATTGCTTTACGCAACTCAGTAGCATATACAGCGCCATCTAATACTTGTCTTGTATTGCCTTCCCATACATTGAGAAAGGCATCCATATCTCGTTCTTTGAGATCTTCCATCTCTGTTCTGAGTACGCTTGGAAACCAAGGATTGTCAGACCAGTTTACTTTTACTACCTTTGCAAAGCTCGGAGGATGAGCTACAAAGCGTTTATAGGTTTCATCCGTATCCAACTCAGGGTTAAATGTTACCCAGATCTCTGAGCCTTCTTTACGGATAGTAGGGATTAATATATCCCAAGAAGATTTAGATGTAGTTTGGGCTTCTTCTACCCAAGCTATATCTATACCCTCAAACGACTTAATTTTAGTAATATTGTGCTTTAAACCAGCAAATAGGAACTCAGTCCCATTTGTACCAAAGATACTGGTATTTTGTACAGTATAGAAATCCTCTAAGCCCATGCCCTTAATCTGATCTGCAAGCAACGCATGAACAGAGTCTGAAATAGAGTTCTGAAACTCTCTAGCGCATAGCACCCTTAGTTTCTTCATCCTACCTAAGACTAGCAGTACCCTGGCTACAGTCCAAGACTTAGAGCTTCCTCGCCCACCATAGATGATCTTCATCCGATGGGGTTCTAGTAAACACTCTAACTTCTCAGGGATCTCAATACTAAACTTTGTCATTCTGGCCGTTTGATAACGAACTCGATCTGACTAATCTCTATTGCATTGCCATCTGCGCCACTAATCTCTGTAGCCTGTACAGCTTTACCATCCACTCTATCTATTACTTCTTTGATAGCCCAAGGCTCACCCTGTTCAGCAGCATCTACTAGCTTTTGTGCAATTGTGCGTAATTTACGGCTATCTTCTTGAACCAAAGCTACTCTGAGCTGGTTGTAGAACAACTTTCCCTTCTTGCCGTTCTGATTGCCTATAGGCGCTCCACCCTTATTGGTTGAAGCAACTTCTAAATCTTTGTTTTCTGTAGAACTTTCCATTCCATTCCCTATGGGTTGATGGTTGATGATGTCGTTATTCTACAACAGTTTTCACCACTTTACTTTATCTGCCCAGTAAGCAGCGCTCATTTTGCCTTTAGCAATGTTGCTTGCATGACGAGCTTTGAATGATTTGTTTCTAGCGCTACCTTCTGGACTACCTTTAACGCCTTGCTGACCAAATCGAATTGTCTTTACCTTATCACCTTCTTTAGCCACAACAACATGGCTTTTAGTAGGATGGCTAGGAGTCTTTTTTGGTTTGTTGTATCCAGCTACGCCTAACTTCTCAAACAGGCCAGCAGCTTCCCTTACTTTCATTTCTTATAACGAGCCATCTTGCTTGCTTCTGACATAGCAATAGCAATAGCTTGTTTAGGATTCTTTACGACCTTACCGCCCTTACCAGAATGTAGAGTACCTTCTTTGTACTCACCCATGACCTTACCGATCTTGGCTTGCTTTTTGTTCATCTTCATACATTTCCTTTAAATCGTACTTACACCATATCAACGGAGCTTCTTCGCAATCTGCTAACCCTCTAGCAGTATGTTGTTGTATATTTACAACATTAGCTTCTAGGTTACTTAGGCCGTCTGCCATATTAGGGTAAACCCTAGACTGAAATCTTTTTTCGTTTGCTTTGCTTGCTTCTGTTTCACCATTGGCATCGTAGCCGTTTGAATCATGGTCTAGAGCGATAAAAGTACCATCCCTATACCCAAGTGGCAGACCTACTGATTCAAGCCTCTTAGCAAGATCTGTGTCCTCGTAACCCCACCCCCAATAAGTATTAGAGTATCCATTACAGGCTTCAAAATGCCATTTCTTCATTAGCGCTACAGCAGCGAGTCCATATCTCTGTGCTTTTACTGCTCTATCTGTGCCATGCCCTACTGGTCTTGTATCCATGCCATGCCAGATAATTCTGCTTGGCAAACTAGGCTCTGAGTAGTCTGCCCACATTGGCAAGTAATCTACATCGTGCAAACAAACATAATCTACAGTACCAGCAATTGCTGCATAAGCATGGTTTATGAGAGAGCCACGATTAAATGGGCTATCGTCTACTTGTTCTGCGATACAGAACAGAGGCTCAATATTGGTATTTCTACGAAAAAAGCTAACAGTATGAGGAAGCATCTTAGTTAGATGCTGCTCTCTATCTCTATAGGGGATTATTATCCCTAATCTCACTTTTTCTTAGACTTTGCCGTCTTTGCTGCTTGTTTAAAGTCTTTAGCTGTAGGAGCAGCTTTGCTACCTACTTTATTCATCTTCTCGCCAGAGCCTTCGGCTATACGCTTACGCTTGGCATGAATGTTTGCATAAAGCCCAGCTTTCATTAATCTTGTTCCTGTTCTTCTGCTTCTTCCCAAGATTCGCAAACACGCAAATTATGGCAAATAAACTCGTATTTATGGCAGAAACCACGCCCACCACCATTGCGATCAAACTCGTTCTCTGGAACAACTTTCATTGCTTTTAATGCTTTAGGGCTATTATCAAAATATTCGCAATTAGCGCAATATCTGTTTGCCGTCATTTCTTCTGGTAATCCCCAGAACTCTACTAATTTAACCCAAAAATCCCCAGGATTAGCTGGATCTTTAGCGCCCAAATGACGAGTTTCCATCAGGGTCTTAGTCATTCTATCGTTAGATTCTTTAGTAATAGGGTACTCAGACTCATCTACCATTGGCTCATCTAGCAAGCCCATGCCTTCTGGCATTTCTTTATCATCTTCTTTGGGAGCTAGTAGTCCGATAGCGATTTTCATTTAGTAACCTTAATACAGAAATTTTGGGCAAAGTTTCCCTAGCCAAATTATAAATGTGTTTTTCGATCTGCACAAGATTGGCAGATAAAACGCTCATTCATGCCATTATTATAAATTTCGTATATTCCTTCAGCCGTTGTCTTTTTTATCTTGCATTTTGAGCAATTTCGAATAGTGTGCTGATTTTGTTTTTTTATCCAGTTCGTGCTGGAGTCGTTTTTTTGCATTGTCTAAATCTACTTCTAGCCGATGTGGTGAAATTCTAAGAGCATGGGCTAATTGTCCTGTAGAAGCGTAAGGGTGACTTACATAGCGCATTTTAAGAGTTCTACGCAGCTCTAATGGCAAATTCTTGATTGCTTGTTCTATGAGATCTCCGTCTACATGATCTGGCTCGTAATGTGGCTCAGATTCAGCATATAGATTACCTAGTTCTGGAATGTAATTCTTTTCAAAACTACGGCAAGTAGTATCTGGCTGTGGAGATACAACCCCATAAGATACATACCAAGCCCAGTTTTTTAATCTAGATTCCATCGTGTCTTTTATATTTAATATAATTATTGTATTATATTCAATATCTTAAAGCAAAGGTAGACATGAAACAACCTAACGAATTGGATAAAAAGTTTATCGAGGCTTGGCAAAGATTAGGATCTCCGACCCTAGTTGCTAAAGAATTAGGGATGAATCCTAGAAGCGCACTTAATCGTAGAGCAAGCCTAGAGATTAGATATGACCTTAAATTGCCGACCCATAACTCTTTGCGAGAAAAACCAAAACCTAAAAAAATAGAACAAACTCCGCACAATGTACGCAGAGGCATAGATGTAGATAAAGTCAAACGAGTTATTGTGTTCTCAGATGCTCACTTTACAGATACTACGACTACTGCTTTTAAAGCATTACTGCTTATGATTAAGACATTTAAGCCAGAAGTAATTATTTGTAACGGAGATGCTTTTGATGGGCAAGTTCTTAGTAGATTTCCATCTATCAATTACGACCAAAAGCCTACAGTCTTAGAAGAACTTAACGCTTGCCGTTGGCACTTAGATGAGATAGAAAAAGTAAGGCCACCTGGCTGTCGTTTGATATGGACTCTTGGCAATCACGATATGCGCTATGAGGCTTGGCTAGTTAATAAAGTGCCTGAGTATTCTGGTGTAGATGGATTCAGCCTTAAATATCACTTTCCTAATTGGGAAACTTGCTGGTCATTTTGGATTGGTGAAGATACAGTAGTAAAACACCGATATAAAGGTGGCAGAACTGCTGGATACTCTAACTTAGTGGCTGCTGGTAATACAAATATCATTACAGGCCATACCCATGTTCTCTGTTGCAGTCCAATCTCAAATTATCAGGGAACTTTTTTTGGCGTTCAAACAGGATGCCTAGCAGACCCAATGTCAGCCACCTTCGAATATTGCGAGGATAGCCCTAAAGATTGGCGTAGTGGATTTGTAATGCTTTCATTTGACCAAGGCCGTATGTTAATGCCTGAGTTAATTATGGTTAGTGATGAACAAAATGGAGAGTTTGAATTTAGAGGCTGTATTAACAAAGTATGAAGTTAAATTCTGATGTTGTTAAACATCTCTATTCATCACTTTATTGCTGTTATCCATTTACAAAATGGAAGATGCCATTGCCAGAAGAAGTAGATTTTATTGTTACTATTGACCCAGAAGTTATGGGAACTTATTTATATGATACTGGCGATGATTACGAGCATACCATTACCATATCCTCTGGTAGATGTGGACACTATTACACGCTGCTAATTACGCTTTGCCATGAAATGATCCACATGAGCTTTCATAGACAAAAGGGAGATAAGTGGATGCAACATGGTAAAGCCTTTAGAACTCGTTGCAAGATGGTGGGCAATGAGCTTGGGCTAGACCCATTAGAATTGTAGCTACTCAGTACAATCACATGGCAAATCAAAACCAATAAAAGGTAATGTCATTTGCGATTTGTGCATCTGTATTATTTCAGACCAAGCATAATTTCTTCCCAATCCTTTAATGGTAGTTAAATTTGCTTGTTTTTCAATAAATAATGCTCTTTCCAGTAAATTTGGATATTTTTCATATAAATCAACTATTTCTTTTGGCTTAGATGATGGGCAAAAAAAACAAGCTGATTTTCCAACATTTGTAATTCCATGCTTTTTAATAATATCTAAACAATCTTCTCTTTCCCATTGCCACTTAATTAATGGGTATTCATAATCATATTTTGGATCATCTCTTTTTGCAGCATTTTCTGCTCTATGTGACTCTCCAGCATCATATCCAATATATTTAACGCATTTTTCTCCAGATTTCCACCAATCTATTGCTGGCTGCCAATGATTACAATACTTATCTTGCGGAGCAATTTTATGTTTTTGTGAGCATCTTTTATACCCATAAGCAATTGATGGCAAAGTATTTGATCTTAAACATTCTTCTTCTAAATTTTCATAACTTCCATCTTTGCGAACTCTTTTTACAACAGTAATCTTAGGCAATCCATTATCAACAAGCCATTTACTAAAATTTTCAATATGAGCATAGGTTTCTGGTCTTTCTCCACCAGTATCTGCAAATAAAATTAAATCTATTGGTAATCCTTTTTCATACAGACCAAGAATCATAGCGGTACTATCAACTCCACCACCAAAAGCAACTATATGTGGTGCTCTCATTTAGTGATTGCCTGGTAAACAAGAGTGTCCGTCTATACGGCCTTTTAGAATTATATTTTCATCTTCAAGTTTGTTTATTAATGCAATGGCAGCATATAAAACTTCTGCATCTTTGTAGCTAATCTCACGACTTGTAAATAAATTTATAAGATCATTTATTGTTTGTTTGTTGTTCATAAAATATCTTCCAGCTTTAAGCCTTTTAATAATAATGCTTTGCGTATTTTCATCATTGCTCGCTCTAATATCTCATGAACAGCTTGGTGGCTTATTCCTTCTGCTTCAGCTATTTGTCTTAGTGTCATTGGCTCGTTCACTTATCTCCCTCTCCAATTTTTTGACTGACTCGCTCCAACAGCTCCTCACAGGATATTCCCCATTTTTTTTCAAAACCTTTGATACCCAATCCGTGAACGCCAGAGTTTCCCCGATGATGCTCTGGGCATAAAGGCAAGATTGGGGATGCAGTCCGCTTAGCTCCATATCTTCGCACATGATGGAGTTCTGACGGAGTGCCTGTAAACCCAAGGACTTCGGAGCATAAAATACATCCGAGTTCTGCAATCTTGTTAAGGCGCTTCTTTTCATCTTTGGTTGCCACTATTGTGTAGCCCTGTCTATAGTACGATTAGTAGCCTCTTGGCTTCTCCATATTTCTATTCTAGCTTGGGCTGCTATTAGTTGCCATTTTAACTTCTCCTCTACTTCTACCGCCTCTTTAAGCCCTTCTAAGAGCTTTACATAATCATCAGTAGCGTAGGCTTCCATTTCTTTTGCAGCAATGCTAGATGCCGTAGATTCCAGCATAAGACGGCTTTTAGCAGATCGCAAATAGTTTTCTATATAAGTTCTATTTGCTTTGGCTGCTGCATAGACACTTGATTGTTTGATGATGAACTCGACTGCTTTGTTCGGGCTAATTTCCATAATCTTTCCATTTCGTCTTGTAGCTTTAACCTAGCTTCCCACCCTCTTTTTTGCTGCACTAGGTCTAACTGTTTTCTTCTTGCTGCTAAAGGCCAACTAAGCAACTCTTTTGCCTCACATTCATTGCGCCATTCCTCGCTGCTCGTATTCATTTATTCTTTCACCAATCCATCTCATTACTGGTACTGCCATAGAATTACCAAGTGCTTTGTATCTATTGCCGTCAGGACAGTTTTCTTTAATATTTGTGTAATTATCAGGAAAACCTTGCAATCTTTCACATTCAATTGGAGTTAATTTACGGATTGCACCAATGTTTGCAATGGCTACCTGGTTATCTCCCATATCTGCCCTTAATGTTGGAGAAATTTCTTCACTAAATCTATTTGGGTTTCCTTCTCTTTTTGTAATTCCTGGTTCAAAACCATATGTTTGCACAAAAGGAATATTGCCTCCACCAGTTCCCCAACTGCTTGTAACTGTTTGACAAATTTCACCCATTTCTTTTACTCGACTGTCAGATGGGTGATTTTCATAGACAATGCTTTTTGCAACATTTTTGGCAGTATTTTGTTTCTTTCTTTTGCCCTTCTCAATATTCCCTCGCAGGCTTTCTGACTCAAATAATACTTTTGCGGCAGACTCCCAACTTCCAAGACATCCGACAACAAACACTCGTCTGCGTCTTTGTGCGACTCCGAAGTTTTGAGCGTCAAGCACCCGATAGCTGAACCCATACCCGAGTTCGCCCAACGCCCCAAGGAAGGCTCCAAAATCCCTTCCTTTGCCACTACTGAGGACACCTGGCACATTTTCCCAAACGCACCACTTGGGTCTAAACTTGTCAAGAATTCCAACATAGGTAAGGGCAAGGTTTCCTCTTGGATCTTCAAGTCCTTTACGCAATCCAGCAACGCTGAATGATTGACAGGGAGTTCCTCCGACCAAAAGTCCAACTGAGTCATTTATATTCCATTCTTTGTATTTAGTCATATCACCAAAATTGGTGGTTTGTGGATAATGATGTGCAAGAACTTGACTTGGGAATTTTTCTATTTCAGAAAATCCTACTGGCTTCCAACCCATGTGATGCCACGCTACTGTCGCAGCCTCTATTCCAGAGCATACTGATAAATAGTTCATGTTTGTTCCTCAAGCTGCTTGATCCGTTGGCTGATCCTTGCTCTCCATTGCTGCCATCCTTCTCCAGCATACGCTTGAACACCTATCTCTTGTGCTTTTTTTATTGTTAATTCTTCTGAGCTATACCAAGGCAACTCAGGCCGTTTATTTGCTTTAGGTTCTTCTATTACTATTTCATCCTCAAACCGATACTGCCCTATCCAAGTACTTGCATGGGGTATGAACTCCATCTCAGTATTTTTAGATTTCCAATATTTAATATGGATTGGCAATGCCTCTAATGCCAGCTTTTGCTCATCTGCTCTTAGCGCCTCAAACCTACGCTGCGCTACTCTTTTGCTAACTTTTCTAGGATACAAATCCCAAAACTCATCAAACATCATTTCCCCTTCACGAAAAATAATAGGTTACTACACCATAAGCATAAAACGCAACAGCTACAAACTCTACTAAAAATAATGGTATATCCCTTTGGTATATACCAACAAATGCCCATATACCGCTTCCTACAAGCCCATACCAAAGATTAGATGGATAGACATTCATGCTTGTTAAGGCAATGCCGATAAGACATAGAATTGTTCCAATCCATTTAAGCATTTCGATGATATATATCTTTTTTATTATTAATCATGCTAATAATTAGCTCGTCTATGCTAAAAAACCATTGAATTTCTTTCATTCCATCTGATTTATAGATAGTGAAGCTCATTTATCCCCCTAATGCTTTAGTTTTTAATTCAATCAATTGTTTTGCAAGATCATCTGCTTCTACAATATCTAGCAGCTTTAGATGGTCAGAAGTTTTACATTTTCCATCTTTGTATAGTGACCCAGTTACGCAATCCATCATGTACTTTGTTTCATTTGTATCAGAAACCATAACGACAGGAGTTACAACAATATCACCTTCATTGGTAATGCCTTTGTAAAGTAATCTATCTTTTAACCAAGCTAGTTTTAATTTTTTGACTTGCCAGGATGGGAATACGCTAGAAGCATCAGCGCACATATAGTTCATTGCTTTTTTAATTTTTTTACTCATTTATAAATATTAAACGACAATCATCTACAAATGCAACTACTTTTTTATAAAATGAAAACATCCACAAGCATAGGGCAAATCTAGCTCTGTAACCTCGGTAACTAAAGGATCTCTCCCATCATTAGGAATAAGATAAAAAACGCAATCATACTCACTAAACAGATCACGAATATAGACAGGACTATAAATGCGGTGTGCGTTAAACGCAACAAGTGGCCTTCCAACTGGTACAACAAAAAACAAATGTTTGTTTGCCATCTTTTTAAGGTTCTCAATTGCTTTGAGATCTCCATCGTTGTCCAAATCATCTCCGTATCTCCCTAATCCTATATGTTCTACAACATGACAGCATGAAACGCTTTCTACTGGTGAAAGAGCGTGTTTAGTTAAATCGTATTGCGCTACTAACAAATTTGGTACTGACAGCTTTGGCGCTCTAAAATCGTAAAATGTTGTTGGTACTATGGCTGCTGCACAAGTAGACAAATGTAAGCTAGACCCAATATCTACATGGCTTCTAGGGTTTATCTCTTTAATTTTTCTTAACGCCCAGGCTACATGGTAAATGTAGTGTTGATCGAATCCATGACCAGAATCATCGTTCAAACAAGGAAATGCAGATAACTCAAATCTACTTTCATGCTGCATGAATTTAGTAGCTTGATCTATGTATTCTTGTTCTGTCATAGTATTAAAGTCTTTAGTAAGGTTACTGCTCTTTCGGTGAACGAACCTAGCCTACCTAGATTCGCCTTCATCTGCTCCATCGGAGTTACAGAACCCGTCAGTCGTTCAAGGAATAGGCACTAACCTCGCCACCTATATTGCGCTGTTTCATCCTTTACCCCCAGTAGCGCTGTAATCGTAAGTCGCTGGTATGTCGTTAGAGCCTCCAACTTACGAACTTATACTATAACTTAAAATTCGAACTCTTTGTAGTCGTATCTGCCATTTTCTTTTTTATACCATCCAATCACGATGATTCGCCAGCCAGATCTTACGATCTCGGTAAAGAAATCCGAGTCTGCAATTTTCTTGATTCGGCTGGACATATTGCTTTTGGATGTAAGCTGAATACCTATTGTTTCTCCGTTTCCAATAGCCACGATGTCGAAAATGCCAAACAAATCTTTTTTTCGCTTTGTAAAGGCATTGTAACTTTCGACTACATCGCATTTATAGCCTTTAGACTCGTATAAAGCGATTGTGCGGACATTTTGACTAGCCAAGATGTTCTGCCGTCAATCTGCCTTCGGAAGCCTCTATGATGGCGCTATGCCATTTCTTAGGGATTCCGTTACGCATCTTCCAGGCATAGGCCGTAACATACTTAACGCCAATCTTGTCGCATAGGTTCTTGATTGAGCCAAACTCTGCCATTAGATTATCAAATGCTGTTTTTTCCATGATTTCTCCTAGTTGATCGTTTATTCTACATTAGTGAAAAAAAACAACAAGTGTGCAAAAGCAACACTAGGGAAAGTACCTAGAAAATAATATTTGCAAATCTCTACATTTGTAGATTAATATTTATCCATGCAGTACTTTTCAACAACTCGTGAAGGAGTAGCAAATGAAAGTAACTTTAATTGATTGGATTGGTGTAGTAATCCTGGGTATTATTCTTGGCTCTATGGTTGGATTGGGGATCTAATATGTACAACAACAACTCCTACTATGAAGCACCATACGATGACCAAGAAGATGCAGAGCGCATTGCAGAGGAAGCATACTGGATGGTCAAGAACGATCCGAACTATGATCCTACAGATCTCTCCAAACTTGGAGAAGCAATTGGTCAAGACTGTGATAATGTAGAACTTCAGCAATTCATTCGAGATTGTGTAGAGCAAAAAGATTGGGCAAAACTTGGTCTAAAACTTTATACAGTTTCGTTTGAATACTGGGAATCAACAGCACAACATCATTTAGAGTGAAGGAATAAAGATGAACAAATATTTAGAATTAAGAAATGTAGATGTATCAGACAAAATAGAGAAGAAAAACAATCTTAGCTATTTATCATGGGCATGGGCTGTAGATACATTGTTGCAACATGACCAGAGCGCTACATGGACTTATGGGCAGCCTGTAATGTTTGGGGATACATTGATGGTCTTTTGTACTGTTACGGCCTTTGGAAAGTCTATGACTGCCCAGCTACCAGTAATGGACTACCGCAATAAGGCTATACCTAACCCTGATGCGTTTGCCGTAAATACTGCTATGCAGCGTTGCCTGGCTAAAGCAATTGCCTTACATGGTCTTGGATTAAGCCTGTATGTAGGCGAGGATCTTTGGGATGATGTAGATACAGGAGGTGCGTTAGATGCCGATATTTTGGAAATCAAGACGCAAAAAACCCCTGCCGAACTCAAGGTGGCCTTTGCTAAATTATACAAGAAGTATCAAGGCAAACCAGCGCTATTACCCCCAATAACCAATGCTTATAACTTAATGAAAGAGAAATTCAATGAAGTTAGCCCAGGAGCAGCCTGATAATGTTTGCTCCGAATGTGGAGCTTTATGGGGGGTTCACAGACCCAAAAACCACGAGTATCGTATATGGATAGACAAGTGCGATGTTTGTTTCGATATGAGAGCAGTAAGCGATGCTTCAGAGTTTGGATATTTAAAAGAGGGTTGGGATGGTGGAACGGAGGTGGTGTGTTAGTTGTCAGGTTCTTAGGCCGACTGCTGGTTTTAAGTTGGTAAAACTTAATAAAACAAGCAGATGGAAATGTGGAGTTTGTTTAAATCGTGAAGCAGAAAAAACTTATGGGAAAAAAAATGAAAAAAGATGATTATATCTATAGCAAAGCTGGAACAGATATTACTATCCGTTGGAAGAAGTTATACAACTATGTGCCAGCAAGCGAACAAGCTCAGTACATTAAAAAGTGGGCTGATTTTAGAGAGATGTGTGCTAGAACATTAGATGATCTTCAGCCTACATTTAGCCAAGATGTTGTTAATTTAAGGTTTAAACAAAAATGATTAATAAACTTTGCCTAGAGGCTTTTAATAACTTAGACAAGTCTGTTTACCATCCACAAGAATATTTTATGCTAGGATGGAACGCTGCTATTGATGCTATGTCAGCCGAGTTTGCAAGGAAATGGGAAATGAACGAACTTGCAGATGTGCCACTAGGACAAGGCTATATTGACCCAAATATGGAAGAAGATAAAGAATGAACGATTATTCAGAAATTTATTTAGATGCAATGAAAACCCTTAAGAGCTTTTATAACCATGAGCTTAAAGAAGATCATGTAGAGGCAGCAATTGCAGCAGCAGAAGTAAGCGCATTGGCTAGTCAGCTAAAAGTAATATCCATGCAGAAAGCAGAGATATGATTGTGCAAGGAACAGTAGAATGGCATTTGCAACGGCTAGGCAAAGTAACAGCAAGCCGTATAGCAGATGTACTTTCTAAGGGCAAGTCTGGGGAGTCTGCCAGCCGTAAGAACTATCGCACAGAATTGGTAGTTCAGAGGCTTACAGGAGTGCCAGGAGAGTCTTTTACCAATGCAGCAATGGAATGGGGTACAGCAACAGAACCACTAGCTAGGATCGCTTATGAAGCAAAAATGGGAATATTCGTTGATGAAGTCGCTTTTATTAGCCACCCTAGTATCAGTAATTTTGGTTGTAGTCCTGATGGGTATATTGCTGACAATGGATTGCTCGAAATAAAGTGTCCAAATAGCAGTACGCATATAGAGTATTTGACGGATGATAAACCGCCAACTAAATATATCCCTCAAATGCAATGCCAAATGGCAGTAACAGGCCGTCAATGGTGCGATTTTGTATCATTTGACCCTAGACTACCAGAGGACTTACAATTGTTTGTAGTGCGCCTTGAAAGGGATGAGGAATACATCAAGGCAATGGAAGCAGAAGTAGAGAAGTTTTTGAGTGAAGTTGAGGAAATGTTTACAAAATTGAAAGAGAGAAAATAATGGCTTACGAAATGAAGGAAGGTAGCGGATCGCTATTTAAGAACACCAGGAAGGAAAAAGACACGCATCCAGACTACGCTGGCTCAATCATGGTTAATGGAAAAGAGCATTGGCTAAGTGGATGGATTAAGGAAGGGAAGAACGGCAAGTTCTTTAGTATTGCTATTGGGAAAGAGAAAGAGCGTAGTAACTTTACGCCCAGAGGCAACGATGAGATGCCTAAAAATACCATCGTAGATGACGATATTCCATTCTGAGGAGAACAAGATGAAAAAACTATTACTAGCAGCAGTAACATTTATGTTATTAAGTGCAACAGCTTATGCTTGCCAAACGCAAACAGTTATTGTTAATGGCAAAATGACTGTATGTACAGTATGTGGCAATGTAGTTAATTGCTTCTAACTTAACCCCAAAGAGATCTGCTTGATGTCCTTCACGAGGAGCGCCACCCCCTACAGATCAGGTGGCATTACCAAGAAGTTTAACCAGCAACTTCACGACCAGTACGATCCACCAGCGAGGAAAGCAGTCAGCGAGTGGATGAAGATGAAGTGGGGACTGAATTGCATCCCAAACCCTAATGAGTATGGAGTTGATCTAATCGCTTTAAGAGGAGAAAATCCAGTTGGCTTTGTTGAAGTTGAAGTGCGTAGCTGGGCTTACTGCCACTATCCCACCATTCACATAGGACAGCGTAAAGATAAGCTATTTCAGCAAGATCTCCCTGTTCTATTTTTTGCACTAACTCAAGATCTAGGCCATGCGTATTGGTGTAGAGCTGATATTGCAAAGAAGCACCCCATAATAGAAGTTAAGAACTTTGAAGTTCCAAGTGGGGAATTATTCTACGACATTCCAGTTAAGGAATTTAGGTATGTCTGCCTTACCGACCAGTTTTAGATACTTCTACAATCCATTCTTGCAGAGATACTAATTGTTGCGTAGTATAGGAGCAAGTAAGTTCAAGGTTGGTGGCTTTTCCATCAAGACCGATGGTGGTACTGGGTAAGGTGGACAAGCCGTTGGAACTGGACTGCTGGCGCAGCCCACCATAATAAGACTTAAGAGAATTGAGCTTATTTTCATAATCAGACCTTATAGATTTGCCGATAATATCTTGTTGTTTCTTGGTTGCTTCATTGATTGCTTCTTGTGCTTTTACTTGTGCCTGTAAATCGGCTTTAAAGGTGTCAAAGCGCTGTTTTTCGCCTGAGTAGCCCTTGTAGTAGCCAGCACCATACAAAGCGCCTACAAGCACGATTACACCAATTATTTTAGCAAATGGAGAAATTAGGATGTCGAGCATTTTATGTATTCTTCCTGTCTGCGTTTAGTTAGCCCAGGAAGTCTTTGGCCTTTGAATTTATCCCATCTAAGGATTTCTTGACACGCTCCTTCATAGTCTTGTCCGTTGAGCTTTTTAACCAAAGTGCTGCTGCAAAAATTGCCAGAGCCAATATTGTAAGAAAGACTAATGTAAGCATCGTATTCTCCTTGTGTGAGTGGCACTTTTACACATTGTTTTAATGCGCCCTCAAAATTGTTAATATTCTTTAAAGCATCCTGGAGAGCTTTTTCTGGAGAAGTTCTATCTCCCAGCTTAACTCCAGATGTAGTTCCAAAACCAATTGTAGGCTTATCTCCAGCCAAGGGTAAATAAGCATTTTCTCTATATCCCTCATGTAGTGCAATAGCAACTAAAGCTGATGCAGATAAGCTAATAGCTGCTATATCGGATCTTTTAAACATTGTGTTGATATACCACCCTAGAAATACCAGAGCCAATAATGCAAATAATAATAAGAGCTGTAAATGTTTCCCTAGAAATGACATCTGTATAAAATGGCAGAATAACTGAAACACATTCTAAAATAAGCGCTATTAATAAAAACTTAAGCGACCAAGCTTCTTTTAGAATTGTTTTCCAATTGTCATACAGCTTCATTACTTATGAAATATAAAACTACTAATCCAAGCAATAAATGCGCCAGCTACAGAAGCCACTCCCATTAATGCCCATAACGAACCCTTAGAGCGTTCAGCCATAGCGACCAACATTTTTATGTCGGACTCCATTGTGTCGATCTTTTTTTCCATTGCTTCGAACTGAGCTACTAGCTTTCCGTACTTGTACGGATCTAAGAATTGTTCGGACATTTTAAAACCTTATTGTTATGGAGCTATCTCTACCCAAGAGGCCGTTGCCTCATTCCATCCGTACATTTTTCCATCTGTAGGATAAGGAATAGGAGGATTCCATAACCATGTAGGAGCGCCAATAGTCCAGCTATTGCATACTAGGCCATTCATATCTAATGGTCTTTCAGAATAAAATACATCATTTACTGAGTCGTATGTATAGCTAATACCAGCATAGTTAGCTCTTAGAGCTTTTGACTGATCTGGACTTGGCTCTGGAGGATTGCTATCAGGAATGTAATAGATACCGCCTCTTGTATTGTAAGAAGTTTGTACCCATCCATGACCAACAACACCAGAATCAATAAATTCTTGATCTGCCTTAATGACTTCTTTTACGATGCCATTTTCTACTTTTGCATAAGTTCCCAATTTAAAACTCCTTTAAGCTGTATAAGTACCAGAACTGGTATAGGTTAATATTGTATTAGAGCCGCTTGTGGTTACAGTTGGTGATCCAGTAGTTGTTCCAGAATAGCGAGTTGTTGCAATAGAGATAATTACTACACCAGAACCACCAGCTCCAGATGCAACACTACCAGTACCTCCACCACCACCACCACCACCAGTATTTGCAGTTCCATTTGTACCAGCAATTGTAGACCCTTTGCCTCCAGTACCACCACCACCAGCACCGCCAGCACCGCCAGTACCAGTATCAGCGCCACCGCCACCACCGCCAGCATAGGTTACGCTAGAGCCAGTAATTGAACTTGCTGTACCAGCTCCTCCTACACCACCAACCCCTAATATTCCAGTTCCTCCATTGCTACCAGCAGCTCCAGCACCACCACCGCCAGCGCCTTGAGAATAAGTAGCACCATCGGTAACGCCATTTCCACCAGCATTGCCTTGGCCAGATGTTCCAGCAGCGCCAGATTGACCGCTACCAGATCCATTATTTCCAGCACCGCCACCGCCAGAACCGCCTGTATTTGGTGTTGCATTAAGCGCTCCACCACCACCACCGCCTGTAGATGTTACTGTTGATATTCCAGTTCCACTTAATACGGAATTAGAACCATTATTACCCCTAGTAGAGCCACCTGATGCTATAGCAGTTCCACCAGCACCAACAGTAATTGTGTATTGAGTACCCTTAATAAAATTGCCAGCACCAGTTAATAATCCTCCAGCGCCACCACCACCTTCATAACCACCGCCTGATCCACCACCAGCAACTACCAAATATTGAAAATAACCACCAGTTAATGATCCAGATGAAGTAAATGTGTGAATAGTATTTCCACCAGATGATGTAACAGTACCGCCTGAGAATACTTGGCTACCAGCGTAAGAGATAATTACAACTCCAGAACCGCCATTACCGCCTGTATTACTCCACTCAGATCCACCACCACCACCACCGCCTAAATTAGCAGAACCATTAGATCCATTTGCATTTGTTCCTCCACCAGCGCCACCACCACCAGCACCGCCAGATCCAGCTCTTGTTCCATTATGTGTTGCTCCACCACCGCCACCAGCATAGGTTACGGATGATCCTGTAATGGAGGATGCAGTACCAGCACCACCATCGCCTCTAATTGCAGTATTAGCATCATTGTATGAAACACCTACAGCACTTGCGCCACCGCCACCACCGCCAACATCTAAATTATTATTAGTATCTGTTCCACCTTGACCACCAGCAAAACCTTGTCCAGAAGTTCCAGAGCCACCAGCACCAGTAGGAATAGCTCCACCACCACCAGAACCTCCTGTTGATCCAGCTAAACCACCAGCAACTCGATATGATCCTCCACCACCACCACCAATAGTGCTAGTAGAAATAATGCTAAATGCAGAGCTTGTTCCATTTGAGCCAGAAGCGCAAGCACCACTTGTGCCTGTAGGAGCGCCAGCTCCACCAGATCCTACTGTTACTGTATATATGGAATTTGTATCTAATAATGTAGTTGATGCAAGTAAACCACCAGCACCTCCACCACCAGCAGATTGAGTTCCACCACCACCACCACCAGCTACAATTAAATAGCTTGCAGATAAAGAACTTAAAGGACTTAGTACACCACTAGATGTAAAGGTGTGAATAGTCTTACCACTAGCTGTAGTGATTGTTCCACCACCAAATTGTTGTGCGCCTGTGTAAGAGATGATGACAATACCAGAGCCTCCAGAACCAGCGTATGTAGAAATTCCACCACCACCACCACCACCAGTATTGGATGTTCCGTTAGTACCAGATGCAAACGCTCCATTACCACCACCGCCAGCACCGCCAGAACCGCTTGAACCACCTTGACCAGCTCCACCACCGCCACCAGCGTAAGTTACAGAAGATCCAGAGATAGATGAAGCTAAACCAGCTCCTCCATTACCGCCATTGCCAACAGCAGATCCATTAGAGCCAGCAGCACCAGCTCCACCGCCACCACCTCCGTTAGAACCACCAGAATCAGATGCAGAATTACCGCCAGCGTTTCCTTGACCAGATGTTGCAGCACCACCAGTAAATGCTGATGCAGAAAAATAAGTTGCTGCACCACCACCAGAACCGCCTGATGTTCCATTTGCATTAAATCCAGCGCCTTTACCGCCTCCAACAGAAGCAGTTAAAGTTCCAAATTGAGAATTAGATCCATTTGTATTAGCAGATCCTCCAGCTCCTACGATAACTGTATAAGATGAAGATAAAGAAAGCAATGTTGTGCTTGTTTGTAATCCACCAGCACCGCCACCAGAAATTGATGCTCCACCACCACCAGCAACTACAAGGTAATCAGCAGTAATAGCAGCAGCGCCTCCAGTAAAACCAAATGCTGCTAGGCAAGCTGCGCCAATTTTAGATAAGCGAGGCATTTATAAATCCTTAAGCGAATTTAGTAACAGATGCAAAAATGGTAAATGCAACAGAACCAGTTTTTACAACGACATAAGTATAAACATCTACAGAACTAGCATTACCGCTAGTAGGAGCTGTTCCACCTTGCCATTTAGGAGTTACTGAATTTCCGTCTACAGTTACAGCAGAGTTGTAATAAGCAGTAGATCCATTTGTTACTAAGAAAGTAGCAGAAATAGACTCGCCTGTAGCCATTAAAGTATTTAATGATGTAGTACCATCACCTCTAAAATTGAGTGTGAAGTTACCAGAAGCATTAGTTGTGTAATACAGAACAGACTGTGTAATTACATCAAAAGCAATAGTTCCTGTAGCAGCAGTAGCAGATACAGTAGCAGTTTCTAGAATATTGGGGAACTTAGAAGAACCGCCTGTAGAGTTGCTAAATGTCTGTTTTGCAGTAAATGTATTAGCTACAGCAGTACCAGGAACGGCTAGATTTGTACGAGCATCAGCAGCAGTAGAAGCTCCTGTACCGCCATCAGCTACGGCTAGATCGGTAATCCCAGTAATAGTACCGCCAGTAATCTTAACTGCAGTCATGGTATATGTACCATCACGCAGACCATCGCCACAATCACGAATCTGCGCCATCATATCACGCATAGTATCGTTTACGGCTGATGGGAGCATTCCCTCTGGAGCGCCATCTGGAGGAGCAGCATTATTAGATGCTGGAGTAAGGGAGTATTTTGTATATGCCATAATTGTTCCTATTATATCTATATTGCGTTATTCTGATAAGCCAAAAGCAGCACCATAACCAATATTTATTGCTTTCTTCTGCAATTCTTTGCTTAGTGGTTCTACATTTGTATTAGATGCTTTTGTTAATAGCTTTGATGCAAGTTTTGGGTCTAACATAGACTGAACAAGCAATTCTCGGATTTGATCGTCTGTTCCGTTGTACAGCCAATTTAAAGGCGCAACGGCCTTATTAACGGCAGATGGCACTTCTCCAAACATTTGCTTACCAATAATTCCACCAATGACATTGGCAGTAGATAGGTTTTTAAATGTATCCGATCCTGGCACTTTTCCAGAACGATTTAAAACGCCATCATCTAAATCACGACCAACTTTCTCAAGCACTCGAACTTGCATTTCAGATAATTTAGTATCTTTAGCAGTAGAACGGATAGCCCTTTGGAAACTAGGTTGAGAGATCATGTAATCGCCAACATTGATAGGGTCAGGAGTTGTAGACAATACTTTAGATCTAAATGTCTGTGCAGCCTCTAACTTCTCGATTCCTTTACTTGCTTGAGCGTATTTAGATAAATAATCCTTATATCCAGGAGCAGAGGAATCAATAACATCATCTACAGAACGAATAACATTCTCTAATTGTCCTTTTGCTTGGCTATAGGCAGAGCCGTCTTTATCTAGCAATCCTTGTGCAGCAGCCCTTAAATCCTTACGAACCTCATATAAAGAGCCTACTGTATCTGCACGATTTACAGAATCTCTTGCAAAAGCCATCGCTTTTTGTACTGTAGCCCGTTTACCAGCGTCAGATGCCAAAATATCATCAATATTCTTATTTACTACCAAAGATATTGCAGATTGGATTTGTTCTGGAGTCTGTGTAGATGCAGCAAAAGCAGATTCACGCAATGGAGCAGTTACTTCATCACGCTTTGCAATGGCTTGGGTTACAGCATCTTGGTCTTTAGCCATACGATCTAAAATGGTCATACGAGCTTTATTGGCCTGAGATGCTTGAGCAGCAAACTGCCCTGTAGTATCCATAGCACGAATAGGAGCTTCAGCAGCAATCAATCCTACATCTCTACTTGCTTGTGCAGTAGTAGGTTTATATCCACCGATAGTTGGTTGATATTCTTCTAAGCGTTGAGCCAATCCTTTTGGCGCATTAGCCAATTGCTCTAACACTTTGCCAACAATAGCTTCTCTACCGCCTTGAGTAAATGGCCTTACTAATTCTTTTCCAGCACGACCAGCTACTTGTGCGCCACCAGATATACCACTAGGTGCTACCATTCCACCCAATAGAGCTAATCCAGCTTGACCACCAGCGCCCACATCAGCATATTCTCTACCAGCAGCAGAAGCACCAGCACCACCTACAGCAGCACCAGCTTGCAATGGAATATTCTCTGTTAGGAAGCGAGTTAATACATTAGGATCTATGCCTCTTACGGCTGCTGCTGGAGCAGCTACGCCTGACATAGCAGAGGCTACATCTTGCACTACACGCTCAGTCTTAGTGGCTGGCTCTGGCAATCCAGCGCTTGTTAATGCGCCTTTTAATGCTTGGCTAGGCATTTGCAATACTTGTTTGCCAGCAATCATATTAATAAGGCTATTTAGAGCATCACCAGCCATAACAGGCAAACCAGCAGCGCCAGTTACGGCAGCTCTAGCAGTTAATCCCAATTGACGAGGAATATCTCGTACACCAGCTTCTACATCTTGAGCTACAGAAGTTTTTACTTCCTTTTTAGGCGCTGGAGCTTCACCGCCACGCAAAGATGCTACACGATCACGCAACTCTTTAGAATTAGGATCGACTGTATCAGGGATATTATCAATCGTAATTCCATCTTCTGTAGTAATGGAATATGGCATCTTAGTAATTAACCTTAATGTTTTTGCTTGGCATCTTAGCTGGTGCGCCTAATGCACGATTGGCATTTAAACCATAATCAGCGCCCATTTGCTCAAATTCACCACGCTTCTGATTATAAGCGCCTGTAGCTGTGCTAAATAAATCAGTTGATAACTTTTCAAAATCTTTACGCTGATCTTCTGTTAGCTTAGTTCCAGAAATACGCATTTGTGCATAGTTTTTAGCACGATCTAATGCTCCTGATGCAGCCATTGCCATACCTAATTCAGATTCACGAACTACTGAGCCTGGATCAAGCAACTTCATAAACTTGGTTGCAGCAGCCAAATCTCCAGCAGGACTTTTTGCTTTTAATGAGTCTGTAATCTGACCATAAGCAGATTGCATTTCTCCATAAGCCTTATAAACAGGCTCTTGTGAAAATGCTTTCTTTAATCCCATTTCATTATCAAAGCCTTTTTGACCGCCTGTCATATCTACTATTGTTCTTGGAGCGCCAGCAGATTTCTGAGCTAATTGAAAATCTTGGAATGTGCCTTTATATCCTTGACCTACTGCAAATTGATATTCTTTAATAGCTGCTGGTACGGCCTCAGGCTTTGTAGCAGTTAATTCTAAATACTTTGCTGGATCTGTAGCTCGTAGATAATCTAATGCTGCTTGGTTTGCTTTGCCAGAATCTACAGTTTCTCTCATTGGCAAGTTAGCTTTTAAAGCACCAACAGTTTCAGCATCAGCCATTCCACCACCAAACTCAGGTCTAGATAGCATTTCTAACTGAGATCCTTGTCCTTGAGCCATTGCAAGACTTTGTGGTTGTCTTGTAGTAGCTCCAGCAAGAGCTTGCTCATACTTTCTACGAGCATCTGCTTTAGATTTGTATTCTTGCATTTGCTGACCAGCAATCATCTGCTTAAGCGTATTATCAAAAGACCCTTGATATGCTCCAGAACCAGCTCCTAATGCAGCGCCTAAAGCCTGTCCTGTGCTTATTGGAACTGCTTGTTTTCCAGACATACCAAGCATGGTTACGGCACTAGCTAATAGAGCCTGTTTAGCAGCGTTAGAGTTAATTGCTTGGATTTGTTCTGGAGATAGTGATCCAGACATATCAGGAAATTGTCCGAATACTCCAGGTGCGATATCTTGAAATGCCATGTTCTTATCCTAATAATGATGTTCTAGTAGATGTTTTTGGTGCTAATAAATTAAGGATTCCAGAGTAATCTACCATTCCTTTGGGTACAAATGATCCACCAGCAGCGCCAGGAACTCTTGCTCCGCCACCGCTACCACCGCCTCTACCTAGCGCTCCCATACCTAGCATTGTTCCTAGATTTCCTAACCCGCTAAACCAGCTAGTAGGCGTTGCGTAATCAGCAGCAGTTAAAGCACGATCTAATGCAGCTTCTTGGTCAGCAGTTAAACCGCCACGACCAGCAAACTCAGCACGATTAATATCTACTCCTGATGCTTGTGAAAGTGCTTCAGCAGTATTAGCTAATCCAGCAGTATTGTAGTTAAGGTTAGGGTTTAAACCTATTCCACCATATAACTGCTGAATTGCTGGGTCTAAGCCAATTCCACTATATCCACCAACGCCATAACCACCACGATTAGTAATATATTCTGGGCTTAATACATCATAGCCACCACCAGTTCTTACTTCTGGGTTAAGCCTTAAGTCTGTGTAATTATCTCCAGCATAGCCCATGTTTTGAACATTGCCATATTTAATCTTATCAAAAAAATCTGTAGATTTTCCAGTAGTTCTTAATACATCTTTTTGATCTGCCCATCTTGGCGCTTCGCCTTCTCTACCAGTAACGCTAGTTGGTGCAGTTGGGAAAAAGTATTCTGATCCAGCACCTATAGTACCGCCCAATGCGCCACCATAAAGAATGTTTTTCTTTAGATCGCCACCGCCTAGCAATGTGTTAATTGCACCACCAGCAGCTCCACGACCAGCGCCTAATAAGCCACTAGCAGCAACAGATCCTTTAGCTGCTTCTGCAACACCAGGGAACAATGCAGCTTCACCACCACCTAAGATACCGCCAGTAGCGCCACCAATCAAAGCGCCTTTAAGAGCATCTTGACCAGTTAATAGGGAAGTAGCTCCGCCTGTTAAAGCGCCCATTCCAGAGCCTTTTAACGCAGATAAAACTATAGGGTTTGATAGTAACCCTACTTCTCCTGTAGATGCTAATACTGGAGCGCCAGCAGCAGCACCGCCAGCAGCACCAGCGCCAATTAAACCAAGAGCACCTAAACCAGTACCAGCAGCACCAGCAAGAACTAATCCTGGAATTAATTTTTCTGACAAAAAATCATTAAATCCCCCTGATGGCCTCTCTTTTGGTAAATTAATAGGATTACCAGACTCATCTAATAAAAATCGGCCTGTTTTTGGATCTACAACATATTCGCCAGCAAACTCGCCAGATGCGTTAAAAATACCAGCGTAAGGTGTGTTTTGATATCCATAAGCAATATTCTCAGGTCTTACAGTAGCAAGAAGATCCTCTCTTGAATATGGAGCTGCATACCCCATACTTACATAAGATTCTGGGCTTACAAAGTTCTCAGCATAATATGTTTGCCCATCGCCACCTGTATAAGCCTTTAGTCCTGAGTTCCAATATGTAGGATCTTCATATATAGGATTATCAATTGCTTGTGGAGGAAGTCCTCCACCATATTCAGCTTGCCCAGCATTAACTTGTTCAACATAACGATTGTAATCAGCTACTGCTTCTGGATTAGTCGCAATGGTAACTTCATCAGGCGCACCCGTCATCTCCCAATTGTAATCTGCCATATATTCTTTCTAATTAAGCAAAGCCACCAAGCAAACCACCACCTAAAGCACCGATACCAGCACCTAGCATTGAGTTACCAAATGCACCACCAATAGATGATCCTAATAATCCACCGCTTAATGCACCACCAATAGCGCCTACAGTTGGATTGGTAGACATATTTTGGCTAGTTGTGCCATAGCTTGCAGTAGGAGAGCCATATACAGATGATAAGTAGCCTGATAACTGTTGGTACGGCAATTGCTGACCAAAAGAATAACGCTGCATAGCTTCTTGTAATGGTTGTGCTGCAATCGCTTCTCTTTGTGCGCCAACTTGAGCCAATTGCTGAGATGGCAGATATTGTTGAGCATAGATGCCAGGAGCAGCTTGGGCTAGATTGGTTAAACCCATCATAGCTTGCTGCTGTCTGCCACGCTCTTGATCGTATTGTGTTCCTACGATATTAGCTGAAACATCACCTAAAGCACGCCCATATTGCTCAGTAGCTTGTCCTAATGCGCTTTGCATAGCGCCAGATCCATAGCGACCTGATTTAGAGTAAAGACTAGCAATACCTGGCAATACTTGATTACTATATTGACTTACCAATGGTCTGGTAGCAGCTTCAATCATCTGTTGCTGATAAGGATTTCCTTGTAAGAATCCACCAGCAGCAGTATTGGACAAGCCACCATAAGATTGCAAGTAAGCATTTTGAGCAGCTTGCAATGAAGGGCTTTGCTGCTGAGCAATGTTTTGCTGTTGTTGCAGCGCAGTCATTGTTTCATCAGATGGGCTTACATAAGTCTGCCCTGGATACATTGATGGCTGTTGATCGCCCAAGAATAGAGTTTTAGCTCGCTCTAGACCAGTTGTGATATAGGGCAATATGCCTGGATCAATTGACGATGTTGTGCTTACTGTTGCCATGACTTTTCCTTTTATCCTACTATTACATATTTATAAGTTTTGCTTGCCGTACTGTTGGCAAAATGAGTAATTACTGCACTTCCGTTTGCTTGTGAGCTGATATATACATTATCCATAGCATTAGGAGCAACATATTGCATAGTTGCTATAACTGATGGTGTTGCTGGTCTTGTTGGGCTAGATTCTGCTGGTGTTTGTTCTAATGTAACGCCTGTATTTTCTGTTCTCCATACAATCTCTACATAATCATTTGCTGCTAGTTCTACAAAATAATTTATAGCTCCAATAATATGACCATAAACACCAGCACTTTTTCTTGCTGGAACAGTAAACTTACTATTTGATGCTGTAATATTAGTGCCGTTTTTTCTAAACCAAATATCTACATCATGCTGTGCATTATCTGTATTTTCTAGCTGTACGCTAAATTGCAGATTGTAAATACCAGCATTTCTGACATTCAAACGACTACTATTAGATAAATAAACACCATTAGAAAAATCTGTAGTGTTAAATGTCATTGGATATGCGACTGTAGTGCTTGCTGCCGATTGATCTGTAGAGTCTTGAAATGCGCCATAAGGTGCAGTATCAGCAAAAGCAGCAGCAGATTTTGGAACTAATAATATAACGCTATCTATACCAATACGAGCATCTGTAATGGTAGTTGTTGTTGCATTGCCTGTTGCTAGTGTTACAGAGCCAGTATTATTGGTCTTGCCATCCATAATATTATTAACGACTTCAGCGACTGCACGCTGATCTCCACCAAAAGGGGGTAATCGTCTAAACATTATCTAGTTCCTAAACCATTGAGCTCTATGTCCATTCCAATCGCAGTAGTCCACGATCCTGTAGGTGATAATTGTAAACGATGAAAGCGACCTACGCTACGAATACTTACACGATTTTCAGAATCAGAAGATGCTGCCGTTCCATAAGTAATGGTTTCATTTAATAACCTACGAGTTGCTACTGCCACATTAGCAGAACCATTATCTACAAGTGGCTTAACCATAGTAATAGCAGATGTAGCCCCTGGCACTTCAATATCACCAGTTTCTAAATAGGCTGTTGCATTAGCTCCAGTAAATGTAACAATCTTTGTACCATTTACGCCAGCTAATTGTAATCTACCGCCTAACCATAGACGGCTATCAAAACTAGTCATAATGGTGTCTAGATTGCCGTAAGCATTCATACCTTCTAGCGTTACTGCTGGTGTAGAAGTTGTTGCAATGCGATCTGCTGTTGTAGTGCCACTAGACCATTTTTGAGTCTGAAAATTGTAAATAATTAACTTATCTACTGTTGCTGAATTTTGAGAAGCATAAGCCCAAATAATGAGCTTTTTAGCTGGATCTACAGCAGCAGACATTAATCCAATAGTGCCTTGATCTACATCATTAAAAAAGAAACGATTTACTTTTTCATTTCCAATAGGTAGGATTGTTTGTCCATCACAAGCATAGAATCCATCATCCCCAAGGAAGAATGTCATTCCAGCGTACTGTATTACAGAATTAGCCTCATAACAGCCCAAATTACGAGTAATGTTATCAAACTGGAATACTAATGGGCTACCAACATAAGACATACGATAGATAGAGCGATCCATTAAAATCAGTCCAAATTCGCCACCAGTTATGCCAACTACTGATCCACCATCAGGTATTTCTTGAAAGTCTGCCTGAGTTGTTGCACTTGTAGTCCAACTAGATTCATCGTTTAATGCTGACCATTGAACCCGATTAGGATTGCTTGGCTGAATATTTCCAGATACTACAAAATCACGCACAATCGTTACAAACTTAGCAGCGGGAGCATCAGCAGCCAAATCAGCAAATAAAGATGCTGAATTAATATTAAATCCTTGTAACTTGTCATATCCGTTAGCAGCAATAACGACATTTCCAAACTGGGTAAATCTCCAACGCTGGTCTGTAGGAGTGGCATATCCACCAGTTTTAGATACATTGTCCATAGACAAATCTGCTGAATCTAGCTTAAATAGCTTAGTAGCTCCACCCGCAAACAAGATAGTACCGCCAACAGTAGTACGACCAGCTACTACATTATTAAGGGATTCAGAAGCAGCAGCAGAATAATCTACTACAGTAGGAATTGCACCATAACCATTAGCTTGAGGAAATACATTTTCAGCTCTTTGTAAGCCATTTGTAAGACCTGGCTGGTCTGGAGTCCATTCTCCTAATGTAATTCTACTTAGCGCCATGTTTCGCTTCCAATATTGTTATTTGTCCAAGTGTCGCTAGATTCTGTAACTGGAGTCCAATCTTCTGATCCGCTAGTAACTAAAGTCCATGTATCTGTACTTGGCTCAATTCCTGTCCAAGACTCAGAGCCAGCAGTTTCGTTTGTCCAATTATCGCCTAATCTATTGCCAGCGCATACTACTAAAGCTGTGCTGTTTATTGTGCCATTTCCAGCATAGATAGCTCTAGCTTCTGCATCTACATAAGCCTCGCAAACTACTGCGCCATCTCCAGAATACTCAACGCCTCCGTTAGCAGTTACTAACGCAGTTGCTTCTATTTGTCCTTCGGCTGTTCTTTCTCTGAGGGCATCTGCGCTAACTGTTCCGCTTGCCTCAATTGCACCGACAGAAGTGCGTATCCGTATGCCAGTTGATTCTGCGCTTCCCGAACAATTGATAACGCCCGATCCCGAAAGTATTGCTGTTGCTTCTGCATTAACGCTTGCTGATCCATTTATTTGTCCTTCCCCTACCGCTACCCTTGCTCCAGCAGCTACAACGCTTGCAGAGCCTTCTATTGAGCCTGATGACTCTCTAATCCTATAAGCCTCAGATTCCACTTGAGCATTTGCAGTAATGGTTGCTTCTGCTACCGCTACTCTAATGCCAGCAGCATCTACTGTGGCATCTGCCGTAATATTTGCTACGCTAGATCTTATACGAGATCCGTCAGCGACCACATCTGCGCTTGCAGATACGGCAGCTCCTGGGAACTTAACGCATAAAGTAGTCCATACAGCATCATCAAACGATATATTGAGTTGATCTAGATTCCCTAAAGAATCCATATCCTCCAATCGCCAATTACCACATACTTCGTCTACTTCCCAGTTGTGGTCAAATGAGTATGGTACTTGCTCTAAAGTCCCGAACTGATCTAGCTGTTCGAGAGTTAAAGCCATTATGCCAATGTAACAGTTAAGCTACCTGATGCAATCTTGAAAATATCGCCAGAGTCAATAGTTTTAGATGTTGTCAATGGTGTGTGATACAGCATATTGCCTGTAGAAGAATTATCCCAAATACCAATATGAGTAATTGTTCCCCATGATGCAGTAGCTTGGTCAAAGGTTACATCAGCAGAAGTAGCTGATACGCCATTACTAGGAGCAGCAAAGGTTGCAGCTTTACGAACATAAGAGCCACCACTAACTTCTGTGCCTGTGCCAGCATCAGTAGGATCAGCAGTATGCAAGCTGACATAAACTGTAGCTGGAGATGTATAAGATGTATTTCTCAAAGTTGCGTTGATTAACGCATTTTCGAGGTAGTTTGACATTTCAGCCATTTTGATTCCTTATCTAGAAGTAACACGCATTGTTAATGGAACACCTGAGTATTCCGAATTTTGGTCAGAGCTATTAATGTTTTGTATGGCTCTATTATATAAGTCTGCCCAAGTTGCTACTCTGGCATCGTTAATTAGGTATGGCTCTGCTTCTAAAAGAGAAGCATATAGCAAAGCGTCAGGATAGTTAGCCAAAAAAGCATTAGAGCTAACGCTGTCAGACATAGGGGTAGGTTTAGCAAAATAAAGGATCTCCACTACATAAGCTGTATCAGGCTTTGGTGCAAACTCAAACTCTGCTCCTAATACTGTGTAAAAAACTGGTAAGCCAGACTCATCTGCTCTAGCATCACGCATAAATGCGCTAGGAGAAAGATAAGTAACAGGCATACGAGGATTGCCCTGAGTGTAGATATTACGCATCTCAAGGAAATCAGAAGGCAATGCCATTTTGCCATCACCAGCAGTCATTGTTGAAGTGGCAGATGCTAACATCTTACGAGTACGCAAATCACGAGATAAGCGTAATTCTGCCAATGTAACAAATGTAGGAATCTTGCTTGTTAGGTCTGAACGGCCTAAATAATCAGCAATCTCCGTTTTTAATGCAGAATAGCTAGTGAATGACATAATCGCCTTTAATCTTTACTAATATTTTCCCAGCTATAAACATAGCTACCAATATGCTTTATGCCCATAGATAAGTCGTGATCTACCCAAGTATCTATGCCAACATCTTTAGCTTTGATACAGAAATAGATATCCTCACCCAAAATCTTCTCATTTGGCAATTGCTCAAAGTAGAAGTAAGGCCGTTCAATCTTTTTAAATACTGATGTCTTAATTAAAAGAATCCCACATCCAATGCCGTCTACCTTGCTAATTCCCTTCATCTTGTTAGAGTAAACAGGAAGCCAGGTTATAGATCCATTCTCATTAATCTGAATATTCTTAGCCGTAGGGATTACTGGCTCAGATCTAGTTGTAGCATTTACACCAACAATGTCTTTATTATGGGACATTAGAATCTTTAAGGTATCCTTTGGAAACCTCATATCTGCATCAATAAACAGCACATAGTCTGCTTTTGTTTCTAATGCAGTCTTAACCAAATTATTGCGCTGGTCAAATATAAGCGTTCCAGCAGCCGTAAAGATGTCTAGATCGTGTTTAGAAGTCTTGATGGTGTAACCTACTAGCGCTGCTAAATCAAACGCTGTAGCCACCTCCATTTGACCCCTAGCTGGTATACAGATAGCAATTCTGCTCATACTGTACCCCCACGAGTACGAAATACCCTATTATCAGGATCATTTAGCCATTTCTTCATAGCCTTTTGATCCATGATGTAATAACCACGCATGATGCCTTTTGTATTGAGTTCATTAATGATCTCTGTAGGCAAAGAGGCAATCTTGTTCTTACGATCAATGGGGTTATCACCCCATCCAGTAGTTCCGCTATTGTCGTTAAACTGAGCCTTTGTATGCTCTATGAAGTCTGTTAGATCTGTAGAGTGCTTAATTAATAAGCCACCATTACCATCATCGTATGCTGTTCTAACAACGCCATTTTCAACTTCTAGTATTTTTTTCAAATCTTAATCCACCTATCAGGAATCAAATCCGTTGTATCAAGGCCATTGGTAAACCAATCTCTAGGAGCTACTACTGTATCTCCATCGGCTAACCATGCACCCCACCAGGCAAAACTACTATTAGCTATTATATGATTTTTAAATGATGCCAGTAAAGCTAAATCTACAATTGCTGGATTGCCTTTTACAACTACATCTGCCCATTCTAGGTTTTGTTCGCACCACTCAGGATCATCAGAAAATACTACAAAAGTAGCATCTGGGAACACTTCTCTAGCATCCCCATAATATTCTTCATCTAGATTGTGGAACACATCGCCAAGCGCTAGATAATCTCCACGCCTAATGGATACTGCCACCATATCTGAATCTATGTCATGTTTTGGCAGCTTGAACTCTTGTCTGATCTTATCAGCAATATGCTCAAAATACTTCTCTGATTGCCAGTAACCTACCATAGTCCCAGATTGGGATATTTCTTGAAATTTAAAGCCCTTTTCTAATATTGGCGTAGATATTTGTTGCGCTATTTGTGCCGATATTGGGAAAGAACCTAGTTCGTACTGCCTATGCTTATGATGATTGTAGAAAGTGTTGTCTATAAACAACGCTTCTTTTAGTCGTTCAGCTACCCCAAGTCCAGAAGCATACTGGAACATTTGGTTGCCTAAACCACCTTGAAGGTAAGTAATCATAGAAAAAGGGGTGAGTTATCCCACCCCTGATTCTACTTAAAACTACTACTTATGACAAGTCAAATGCACCGCCATGAGCAGCTTCGTTACGAACTTCGAGTGTTAATTCAGCCAAGATTTGTGTCTTGTCTGCATCGCCAACTTTTGCCAATTCGATTGTTTGGAATGGGCGCAAGTATGCCAAAGCTGCATACTCTGGATCGAGTACGAGGGCATCACGAGTACGCATGAAGCGGTTTGGAACGATCTGCAATACACCGAAATCAGATTGATACAAATCAGCACCAGCTAGGATAGTAGCTTGTCCGTTTGTAGGAACTTGATAACGCTGTGCAGCTAGACCAGTAAAGCCACTAACTACTTGCTTGAGAGCTGGGCTAACAAACAAAGTTGTAGGTGTGCCACCAGAAGTAAACACTTTAGAGATAACATCTTTGAGGATGGTTTCTGTGAAAGTGCGTGTTGTACCATCAGTACGAGTAGAAACACCGATAGTTACTGGATCTACACCAGCAGTTGTACCAGAGCCTTCATTGCTGTTGGTTTTGATGTAAGACAGGAGTGAACCCAGTTTACGAGCAGTAGAACCGCTTGAACCAGCAGATTGACCTTGGTTAGATGTGATGATAGCTTCGATATCACGCTTGATTTCAGCAGATGCTTTAGCCAATTGATAAGCCATTTCAGACTTACGACCAGCTTTGTCTACTGCTTCCAAAGTGCCAGAAACCATAACTGTCTTACCAACGATCTGTGTGTAGTTGCCTAAACGAGTTGTTGGTGAAAGAGTGGCTTCAGATGCAGAAGCACCTTCGATCAATGCGTTAGAAGTAGTAGCTGCAGCTAGGCTGTCAGTCTGCCACTCATGGTAAACACCAGTAGCCTTAGTCTTGCCAATAGATGACATGATTGGGGTATCGGTAGGGGAGATGTCATAAATAACATCGGATAAATCTTCACGAGCGCCAATTGCGCTGTAACGATCATAAGCTGCCATGATTTAATTCCTTAAAATTATAAAAATCGTTCAAATAACTTAGCTGCATCACGCTTGTTGCCTGTTTTGCGTAACTGAGCAAAGTCTTTCTTTTTTGCTTCTTGTTCGGAACTCTGCGGATTAGATGTCCCTGGTTTGAGTGTTTTAGGTGCTGATGCTACCTTTTTGGTTGCTCCAGCCTTACCAGCTACCAGCTTCTCATACTGCATAGCCTTATAAAGCGTTTGTACAGCACGACTGTCATAAACCTGAGAAAGCTCTTGGTCAGAGAATCCAATGGATTTTGCGTAGTTACGAATATCCCTACGGATTACTTCTGCCTTGGCTTCATCCTTGAAATCAGGAATGGCGCTCTTTAGCTTCTCTTGCTCGGCTTGAATATGCTGTTGCAAGCGCTGTCCTTGTAGAGCTTGTTGTTCTTGTGAAACACGCTGGCGCTCTGCTTGAACTGCTTGTAACTGCTTTTCCCTTTCACTACGCTCTGCTACCTTAATTGCATAAGCAATTGGATCTGATTCCTTCAATTCCTGTAGGTTTTCAGTATCCTGAGTGCTTAACAATTGCTCGATAACTTGGAGTCGTTGTGCATAGGTATCTCTAGTCTTTGCTGCTTCATCAATCTTTACTCGCTCTGCTTCTACAGCTTTGCGTTGTTCCGCTAAAGATTGAGTCTTTTTCTGATAGTCGGCAGTCCTACTGTAACCATTCAAAAGTTCGTCTAGACTTACTTCCAATTCCTCGCCATTTGCTTTGACTCGGTACTTGGGAGTTTCTTCTTCAACTTCTTCCTGGTATTCAGCTTCTTCCGCACTTACATCTGATTCCTCGGCCTGTGGCTCATCATAGCTAGTTTCCTCGCTATCTGAATCATCTGCACGAACCTCTGGGTCAGCTTTCGCTTCCTTGGTTTGTGGGTCAAGAATAGACATAAATGCGTTAGCTGCACCGCCTATCGTGTTATCTACACTCCCTTGTGGGTTGGTGTTTTCGCTCATGTTTTACCTTTTATGGGTAGTTAAAAAACCTTAAATCGCTTCTTATCGATGTCTGCTTGTTGCAAGATTGATCTCAAAGATGCTTCAAAATCTTCAATAGCTCTTAGTTTTACTAAGGCTCTTTCTCTGCCTTCTACATCATGTTCTGGCGAGTTAAATACATAAGACTTGTACAAGTCCTTCTGAGCTTCTAATAGCTCTACAAAGAACTCATCGTTTAAATAATTTCTTGCTCGTTCTGCTCTATTCATTACATAATGCCTTTTTGCATCATTGTATTGGCATTTTCCATTGCTTTCAATTGCACATCAACATTGTGTTCTGCTTGCTTTAGTTGCAAATCGCCAGCAGCCTTATCTCGTTGCAACTGAAGTTCAGCAGCAGCCTTTTCACGCTGTAATTGAATTTCGGCAGCAGCTTTATCACGCTGTAACTGAATGTCGGCAGCAGCTTTAATTTTGTCTGCTTCCATCTTGGCAGCCATCTTAGCTTGCTCACCTTGGATCTGAGCTTGAGTCTGAGCCATGTAAGCCTGTACTGCTGGATCTACTGGAGCTTGCTGTGGTGGTGGAGGCTGAGAAATAGCAGCATCCAACTCAGGACTAATTTCCTTAAAGAACTCGTTAGAGTCTTTGTAACCAGCAGCTTCAATAAAGCGACCAAGAGTGTTGCGATATTGACCAACAGTAACCAATGGGTTTGCAAAGCCTTGTGTACCAAGGATCTGCTCTTGCTTTTGTAGAACCATAGCAGCCATCGCCATTTGTTGATCTTTGTTACCAGTACCTAGTCCGACATTGATAGAAACATCGTAATTGGTTTTCCAGTTACGAGGATCTACAGATACATACTTACCACGCAAACGCAGTACACGCTCTTTGTCTTGGTATTTGCATAACAAGTGGAAGATGCCAGCAAACAAGTCTTTTACGCCTGTATCAGCAAAGATACGAGCAATCATTTCTAAACGACCAGAGCCAGCCTGTTGCATTGCTGCAATAGCTGTAGCAGTCGTGTTTTGTAGAATGTTTGCATCTAAGCCTTGGCTTGTCTGTGTAACACCAGAACGCTTCTGTAACACTTGATCCATATAGTCAAGCATTGGGAACGACTGAGCTGCTGTAGGTGGAACTGTTAGGGCTTGTACTGCACCCTGGGACTTCATACGAACTACTCCGTTAGGAGCAACAGTTAGCAAGTCATCCATATTTACTTGACCATCAATAGCTGTCATACGAGGCATATTGGTTAGGTACAAGTTATCTAGGATCTGACGAGTAATCGTAGACTTGATTAACTGGATGTCCATTGCACGATCAGCTAAAGACTGACCAAAGAACTTGTGTGGCATAGGGATTGGGCAGATAGAAGCAAACGGAATATGGTCTACTTCTTCTTGATCCAAGATCTCTGTCATGCCAGCATAGGTTACTTTTACCAACTCAGCCATACCATCATCATCTACATCGGTACGGATATAGCACTCGTACACTTCAATCTCTTGCATTGAGAAGTCTAATGATTGTGTTTCATCAGGCATCTCGCCACGCTCATATCGAGCAATACGCTCTGGAGTATATGTCAGATCGCTATATGCTGGCAGATTATCTACGACATCTTTCTTGTATCCAGCAGCAATTAAGTCTGACCTAGACATCATTACACGATGAGCGCAGAATCTTGCATCTTTGATGCTCTTATCACGCTTGGAGATCAAGAACTCCTCTGGTGGAACGCACTCAATTTTTACTCGACCAACTTCTTTTTTCTTCTTAATGGTTACATCGTAAGCCATTAAAGGCAGACCCATTGGATCTACGCCTACTTGTGTAGTATCCTGGCTTATAACTTCCATCTGACCATCTGCAAGCAATAGGGTTAATTCATCAGCATTGAGATTTTTATACTTTTCCTTAATAGGATCTTCGCTATCTTCCCACCAGTATTTAACAATGCCGTTCTTTTGTAAAAGTGCATCCTTAAACCAATTGTGCATCAAGATAACACCATCGTTATCATGGAAAAATACTAGATTGCAATAGTCAGTAGCTTGTTTAGCACCTTCTTCATCGCCCTGTCCTTTAGGCTCAAAGCGCACCAACTCGTCTGATTGAGTAAAGATACGCAGCAATTGTGGCAATGCACCATCAACTACTTCAGCTACTTCACCAGTAACAATAGATGAACGGCCTTCTACTTCATTGCCGTATGGCTCACGATTGTAGTAAGTCAGCGCTTTTCTACGAGCTTCGGTTGTTTCGGTATCTACAAAGCCGATAGAGTTCTCTATCTCGCTATCTAATATACCTTTTAACTTATTGTCATCCATTTATACGATCCATGAAGTTTTAACATCTAATGCCTTATCCCAGGTATAAGGCTTCTCGTCTAACCCTACAGCCACATAACGCCAAGCATCGGCAGCATGGCTGTTTTGGTCATGTAAAGGCTTGTCGCTAAACATCTTAGTATCAGGATCTACTGCATAACGATAATGTCGCAATGCTTGTAGTCCTTCTGCACATTTGTTCTGATCGAAATAAC